TCCACAGGAATGATTTTGCGCGCCTTCCCGCGTAGCGCCGCAGCACCGCCAAGCACTGCGTTGTGGGCCCAAACGTAGCAGTACTCTTCCTTAGTGGCCTCGTGCTGAAAGTCAGAGTACTTGGCGCTGTTGGCGCGAATAGGGGCGATCAACATGACGGCCAAAGCCGCAAGCATCGCGAGGGCATTTCTTAGGTTAAAGTATCTCATGAGGAACTCCTTGTGTCTGAATACTGCTTGAACAAGAATCCCTGCAGCATAGTCACGGGCACGGTTAGCGCCGCAATGATAGCTGAGATCTCAATCCCAGTTTTGCCGGGAAGGAGGACGAGGGTCTTAGCGAAAATGTACACATCGCACAGCTGCCACAGTACGATGAGCACCATCACACGACGAACGACAGAGCGCTCATCGATGAAATCTAGGAAGTCGCCTGCGGCATCGTAGACGTAATTACGCAGGCTTTGGAGCATCGTGAATCTCCAGCCAGATGCCGTCTGGGTCGTCGTCCTCCAGATCCAGCTTAGCGTAAAGCCGGTCGAACGCCTTGCGAGAGCTCAAAATCATGTTGCCCTCAGCAACGGTGCCAACCAGGATGCAGCCTTCGGTATCTTCGGCCTTATTGCCGGGGTGGATGCGCACACCAACGAAGTTCGGCACCTTTAGGATCTCAGGCAGGACGCGCTTAAAACGCGGGCTCAGGGACAATACGACTTCATACTTCCCGGCCGGGATCGCAGTCTTACCGTGAATCTTCTTCTCGCGAACAGGATCCTCGAGCGTCACGCACTCATACTCGGCATTGACAAATAGCTTGCCGAGCGTACACACGTCGTTGGAGGGGTCACGATACAAGTCGAGTTTCATCGCCGTTCCTTTCGGAGTTCTTTCATGAGCTCCTTGAAGTTGTCGCCGTTCTCTTTACGTAGATTTTGGATATCCTGACGAAGTGTCTGAACGTCCTCACGAACTTCGGCCTCAACCTTCGTGATACGCCGATCCTGGTCCTTAATTTTCTGCGCCCCAGTTCCCCACGCAATGCCCGCCGCGAGCAGCATGCCGCAAAGGCCGGCTAGCACGTGGGTCATAGACAGCAAGTCTTTTAGCTGCTTCATCAGATCCCTCCATAAGCGATGGGGCCCTGGGGTTGCTCGAGCCGCTCTCGTTCCACCCTCGCTGTCTCACACGCAGCGGCAAAGAGCGCTCCGAACTCAGCAGCTTTACCCTTGTCAAAAGTCTCCGCGTCCTGCTTCGAGTACGCCCGGTGCTTCATCCACAAGAGAAGCGTGCGGTGGTACTTGTCGGCGATCTCGAGCTGGAGGCCTGCAGCCACTTCATCTGCGTCGATAGTCGCCGGCAGCCGGTCGACCGTCAGGCGAATAGTATCATCTTCCGCGGCAATGGGTGATAAGCGCAGCGCGTGTTGATCCATGCCAGTGATCAGCCACTGCAGTGGGCCGGTGGTCGTGTCGTCGATCACAGGCATGATTGGCTGACCGTAGTCATCGTCCGCCGCTCGCATGCGCTCCAATTGTTCAAAGCTGATTACGCTAAGTTTGCGGCCGTCCGAGGCGCGCCTGGCGCCTCGGATCCGCAAAATGCGCGAACTGATTTCGACCCAGTCGTCGTTTTCTTCGACGTCGAGCTCGGTCAGGGCGCTTCGTGAGTCGGCAATACCCCAAGTGCGGCGGCAGAATTCCTTCTGCGCGTCGTCCATGTATTCCCAGACTTCAGTGTCGGTCCACAGGTTCGGCGCAGCCTCGTCGACTACGTCACTCCGGAACAGATCGAAAAGCGCCTCGATATCCATCAGTCGTCGCCCTCTCCCTTCGCAGTCTTGAACTCGCCCCACAGCCGGTCGCGCTCGCGCGCCTCGACAGAGAAGCCAGTCACGCGGTCGACGGCGTATTTCGTCGGCGTACCCGCGGCGGTGAAGTCATCCCGAATCAGGGCTTTGGACAGAACATCGAACGCTTTGAAAATAGCCTTCTTGCGCTCGGCGGGGTCCTGCGGGCCCAGGTTCAGATTGGTTTGTTTTGTGAGATCCTCAGGCTGATACTCGCCTTTGACCAGCAGCGCGCCAACAGCCACGGCATCGCCAACGACAACATCCGGCACGTAGGTCGGAATGCCTTTAGCGAACGCGATGGTATGGCCGCGTGTGGTCCGGAGGACGTGGTTCCGGTTGAGAGTCATCTCAGGCACAGCGGGCTCCTATGAACAAAATGTGACCCGGGGGCGGGCGCCCCCGGGGGTCAAACACCGTGCAGACTTAGTTTCAAGCGCCCGGTTGGGTGACTTCGTCCGCACGACCAGGGACGATATAGTCGACGCGCACATACGCGGCGCCTGCAGTGCAGACGTCGTCGTTGGCGACCGACATACGGATCGTACGCTGGTTGGCGGTCAGGCACGGGATGCCGGTCGGCACGAGGGCAGAAATGCCCGCAGCCTTCAGGTCGGCGGTAGCAAAGTATTCGTCCGCGTCGTCCGCATCACCGATTTCAATGTCGTAACCGGCGGTGTCGAAGGCCGTGGTACGCACGATCGCTCCACCCACGATTACCGCGCCGCGAGGCAGATAACCGATAGTGAAGTGGCTGTCCGCGTCGGGGGTACCCACCGCGGCAGCGGTGTTGGCCGAGCCGAAGTCTTGCTGGTTACCCAGCGTGTTCTCCAGCGTGTCGTTGTAGTTCCACGAGAAGGTCAAAGACTTGACCCCTTGCGCAGTGTTGGCAAATCGCAGTTCGCTCATTTGAATCTCTCCTTTTACCTGGGTTTCAGTGGGGCCCCGAAGGGCCCCGCCTTATTACTGCGCCACGTACGCGCTGATCGAGCCGAAGTCCTGAACGGTGTTGCCGGCGTAGATCGAGTTGAAACGGGGCTTCAGGAAGCCCAGGATTTTTTGCGTGCTGATGCCTTGCTGGTTGCCGTAGTCGAACTCCTTCTCGACCCATTCCGGGTTACCTAGGTCCGCCATCCCCATCGCCTGCGCGCCGAGGAAGAGCACTTGGCAACCGTCGACGGTACCCGCCGCACCCCACTTGCTGCCGCTCGCGAGGCCACTCGTGTTAAACACGTGGCGGAACTCGTGCAGGTAGATGTCGTCGATACGCACGACATCCCCGGTGAACAACGGGTTGCTGTTACCGCGGGCCTGCGCATTACGCAAGTTCCGCATGTAGGTCGGGTCCAGCTTTAGAGCGGCCATGGCCTTGGGGGTAAGGAATGCGTGGTAGCCCTCGGCTCCACCGTCCATCATCACTCCGCGGATGTACTGCTCCTTGGCGTAGGCCTTCAGCTGCACGAACATCTCCCACATCGGAAGGTCAGCCGCAGTAACCGCGTTGGTCGCGGCCGCGACGCCCGAAGGGCCGGTGCCGACGAGGGCCTTGTTGGTGCCGTCCCAACGCACCAGCCGGAAGCTCGAGGGGGCCGCGACATCAGCCGCGAACTCCAGGAACGGCAGGTCAGAACCCACCCGGGTAGCGCCGTTGTTCTTGAACGCGTAGCTCACTCCGGAAAGAGTCAGGAACGCCAGCTGATCGATACGGTCAGCCAGCCAGTAGGCCAGCGCGTCCCGGCTGTTGTTCCGAAACTCAACGATCGACTTCTGGTCAGCGAGGCGACCTTCGTGCCGGTTGGCGTGACGAAGCTGGTCGATCCGGATCACCTGATCATACGACTTCATCGGCTCTTCGTTGGTTTCCAGCTGGCGGTCTCCCGCCACGCCGTCTCCTTCGAGGTCAGCCAGCAGAGTGATAACCGCGCGGGCGCCCTTCTCGCTCTTCTTCAGCTCAGTGATGTGCTGAATGATAGCGTTGGAGCCTTTGCCTACGAACTTGTTGGTAAACGACATGTTGCGAGCCTGCTTCCACAGGTCAAGCTTCCAGACTGTCTTCTGCTCGTCGGTAAGAGCAGCAAAATTGGTTAGTGCCATCGTAACCTCCTGTTATACAAAGAAATCCCTTGGTGCCGCCTGTTTGTAGCCGGTGGCTCGCATCGGATGTCGATGTTTCAGGAGTTCGCACTCCGCACCCCAGAACGCCTGGGGGCCCCGCGAAGTCCAGACTGTATCTGAACTTTGCGGGAAATGCAAGCGGTCACTCACTTATTTAGCGCCGGTGCTCCCAAGCCCCCCGGTACCCCGTTCGGTGACCTCTGAGAACTCATTGACAACCGCGGCCCGGAACGCTATGCAGGGGGTGATAACTAGCTGCGCTAGGCGGTCCAACGGGTTGACCCGGATCGGATAGGATGTCGGATTCCGGACCAAGAGCATAATCTCCCCCTGATAATCTGAGTCGACTAGCCCCACGCCGTTGGCTAGCTCAAGCCCGCCGAGGGCCACGCTCGAGCGAAGGATCACCAGCCCCATCAGGCCCGGATCCTTGATGTACACCGCCAGGCCGGTCGGGATCTTATGTACCTCTTCCGGCCCGACCGTCATCTGCCTGTTGAGACAGGCTCGGAGGTCTAAGCCCGCTGCGCCACGCGTCTGAGCTATAAGAGGGAGGGACGCAAGCCGCGAGTCCAGGATTTTCGTTTCGAAGTGCATATTCTCAGCTTCCACACACGCCTCCTTTTCCAGTTAAGTCGCATACATCGTGCTCTCGATGCTCAACCCCGGTCTGGCCCAAGGCCTCAGCGTACGGCACCGCGGTAATAGGCTGGCCGCCACGGGCGCCGTCCGGGTAGCAAGTGAAACCGCGCAGTCGCGGCGCGTACTCCGCCAAGACAGCGGCGAAGTCCCCAACCATATCAGGGTTATTACCGGGCGAACCCCAAGACGGCAGGTTAATGGTGGATGAGATAGCATGATCGACGAAGTCCTGCACGTCGGCCTGGAACGCAATCCGGCGGGCCGGGTCAGAGGCCAGCTGGGCCGCAGTCTCGATACTGTCCGGATCCACCCCGTACCGCTTAATCATCTCCTCGGCCGTCGAGTCAATTACGTGCTGGTAATGCCACTTATCGCCGTTCTTCAAGTATCGACGCTTGTAGGCGACAGCGTACAGCGGCTCGATACCCGTGGTCGTGCCGGCCAGCAGGCCAATGGTACCGGTGGGGGCAATAGCGCGGTAGCCCACCGGGCGGCTCAAGAACAGCCGGTCGCAGTGCTCGTTAGCCGCTTTCTCGCTCTCGTTTGCGTAGACATCAAGCCATCGGGCCATTTCGGGGCCACACGCATACTGCAGTTTCCGCTGAAGCGTCCACTCATGCATCCCCATGAGCCCGAGCCCTAGGCGGCGGTTCTTTTGCCTAACCCTGTACACCTTATCGTACGGAAGATCAGCCCGGATCGTGCCGCACACCAAAAACTTACTACCAAGGCGGACCACGTCCTTGAACGTCTCGAGATCCGGCACCGCGGCCATGTTAACCGAGCCCAGATTACACACATCGCTGTCGTCCTCACTGGTGATCTCCGTGCACGCATTACGCAGCGTCTCGTTCTGGCGCGCGCCGAAATTGAAACTAAAGCCGGGCTCGCCGGTACTCAGGGCCTGAACAACGTTGTCAATGAACGTCTGATCAGCCGCGCGATCCGGCTGGCGTAGCCACGCGTCGTCGTAATTCAGGGAGATATTCGTCATGTCCAACGGCGCGCTGGAGTTGAAGTCCTTCTGCTTCCACTCCGCGATGTGCGGCGCCCAGTTCTTGGTAGTCAGAAACTCCGCAGCGTCGTCATGCTGCCAGTTAAGGCTAGCGTAAATCGCCGAGCGCCGAGATCCGCCCTGCATGACATTTCGCCCGATCTCATTGACAGCATACATAAGAGGAATAGGACCAGAAGCCACGCCCCCGGTGCGCTTAAGGATGCTGCCCTTCCCGCGAAGGCGGGTATAATCCACGCCGATCCCGCCGCCAAGCATCAAGCAGCTAGTAGCGCGCTGCATTAGCGACGCCCACTCCTCGCGCGTATCCTCTTCGGCGCGAAGCAAATAACAATTGTTGTAGGCCTTCATCTCACGGCCGGCGTAGTACAGGTACCGCCCGCCCGGGATGAAGTACATGCGCGTGATGTACTCAACCAATTGCGCGCGGTCCTCTTTCGATAGCAGCGCAGGACTGCGCTGCGTAGGACCGCACACATCGTCGACCAAACGGCGCGCGAGATTGGGCCACGTGTCGTCCTGGCCCTGCGCATACTTGGTGTAAAACACGCTCTCAGCGAGCGGATTCCGGAACTTGAATCCCGCCATTGTAAATCTCCTAAAGGGGTTAAGGCTTGAATCGACGCTTGAGGTACTCGAGGCTGACCGCCATCTCATCGAAGGCGCCGTCTCTAACGTCGTGGAGGAAGTATATACCACGCCAGTGCCGATTGGTAAGGGGGGAGAGATAACTTTCATCGTGCAGATAAAACGAGCCGGCGATAATCGCCGTCATATCAACGCCATCAGCCCGCCGGCCGTAGGCAATGTCGCGACCCTGCTGATGTCCCGCGAAGCACGACATGTGCATCTTGGTGAGTAGCGCCCGGGCGCTGGTCACCGGCTTGCCGAGCTGACCGCTTGGGAAGTAGTGCGAGAACGCTACGCCCCCGACTACCACGGGTTTAAGGAAGGGAACCACTTCCCAGCCGAACGCGTCGTACTTAAGATCGGCAGAGGAGATGAGTCCGTCGAACTCCGGATTTGCACTCGCCACCCGGTCAGCCCGCTCCTCGTGATTGCCCAGTGTGAGGAGAAGCCGTGGGCTGTAAACGCGGGCGATTGGAGTAAGGAGAGCATGCATGCCGTGCCATGCACTATCAATATCTTTTCTGTAGCGCCGACCCTCAAACTCCTTTTTACCTTTGTCATAACTGCACAGGCTCTCCATGTCCGCGAAGTCGCCAATGCACACGACGACATCAGGTTGCTTTGCTGCGATGTACTGACCACACCAAGATAGGTGGTCGATGGGAACGCCGGGCTTTACCTGGCAATCAGGGATTACCGCAATTTTCATACCTTTCCTTTCTTCCGCTTGCCGCGGGGCAGTTCAACATACACAACCGGCGGCTTAGTCGCCGAGTCATGCGCACACGCAGCCTCTACTGCTTGCTGCGGAGTGTGATTGTGATACAGAGCACCTAGAGCAATGTCGGCACCAGAACCGATGGCGGCGTAATTGCGCGCGACGCGCACTTTCTTGCCGCGACCATCCATCAAGAACAAGCCAGAGGAGTTAAGAATGAGAAGCGCCGTATCGGCGGCGCGATCGTCTTTGTCTGAGAAATTCTCGTCCCACGGAGGGCAAAGCCCTCGCTCGCCGTCTTTGATCCAATCGGCGAGCATCTGAGCGTAGAAAACCTCACCAGAATAACCGATCAACATGTTGGGAAGCTCGATGATCTTACAAACCGCGTTACCATCGCTGAGGAATGAATCTGCTGCCATCCCCTCGAGGTTCGCCGCAATGGTTGTCATCGTAGCCTCCCGAACCAGTTAAACCGCTAAGTATACCTCATAGCGAAGTACTGCCGCTAGCAGTGCCTGTGTGGCAGGCCGTAACAACGTCAACTAATCGAATTGGCTGGGGCTCCTTGTACACCTGTTCAGTCATGTGCTGCAACTTATCCATAGCGAGCTCGTGCGCATTAGCGTAAGGCGCAAGATACCCCTGCAGCATCTTCTGGGCGATCACCCGGCCCATGACGCGCTCCGTCATGTCCCGGATCCTAGCCCATTGCTCGGCCGTGGGGACTTCTTCTCCAACCATGGCCTGAACGCCCGAGAGCCACGTGACGTACTGCTCGGGCGACATAGCTTCGGGGAGTGTAGGCACCGTAGAAAGATCAGGCTGGGCCTGTCCCGCCTGTGGGGGGTACTTGCCGATCATCGTCGTCTCCATCATGAAAGTCGTCAGGGGCAATCCAGTCTGCGAGCTCCATGACACGGTACGCTAACCACTCCATCCCGCGCCCGAAGAGGAGCGTGGAGATGGCCAGCAGGCCGCGCACGTGCCACGAGATCTCGTTGAAGACCACGAGCAGCAGCCTCACAGAACCACCCAGTCGTCAGCGAGAATGTCAGTCTGGCTGGCTACCCACGGAACTAAATCGCCTTGTACGGTGCGCATGTAGATATATGGAAGAGACATCTTACTGTGCTCGTCGGGCACCTGAAGCATGAGCCACATGTTCTTGCCGTTCCAGCCGGCGCGGGATACTCGCGCGCCATCCTTGAGTGATGCTAATGCAGTATCAAATGCGTACATCATACAATATCTCCTCTAAGTGAGGACAGAGTTTCCTCGTCCAACTTGGCGAACTGTGCCTGGGTGAGTTTCATCACATCTATCTTCTGGTCCTTCGC